TATAAGCGAGATATAATCTTTCCGAGAAGAGTTTTTCCCATCCATATTCGGAGTCAGGGTTAGCAGGGTAAGCGGATTCTTCACGACAGTCTGGATTGTTAGGATCAAGTTGATTGTGTTCTGGATAAATGCATGCTGAAGATGAATAGAAGATCTTTGGAGTAGTTCTATTCTCTCTTTTAGCCTTTACTATTGCATCTAGTAAATTTAAATTAATAGTTGCAGAATTATGCATGATGTCAGCATCATTCTCTCCTGTGAATACAAAACCTGCACCACCCATATCAGCAGCAAACTGATAGATCTCATCAAATGATTCTATCATTCTGTATGGAATTTGATTATAAAAATTACCTTGCCAACCCTTCCACTCTACCACTCTATTGACAAAACTTTTATCTCTTAAATCACCGATAACAAATTCATCAGCTTCATGACGGCCAAACTGTGGATGATCTAGATCAACTCCACGAACCCAGTAGCCTTCTTTCTTTAGTCTTTTGACCATGTGACTACCAATAAAGCCACCAGCACCAAGAACTAATGCCTTTTTCTCAGGATAGTTACTCATGTGATATAAAATAAGATTTCAATATATTTATTTTAACATAAAAAACTTAATTGTCAAAATTTTGATATGATTTCCAATAATTATCTGGCATATTATCTTCTCCCACAACTAATCTCTCTTCAAAATTAATTCCATTTCCCCACAGCTCTACATCAGCACCGATAGGTGCATCTATGGTAATAGTTTCTGTGGGAAAAACAACTCTCTCCACAAAAAAATCTTTCTTACTCATACACCTCATCACAATCATGTGATCTGTATCATTGTGGTAAGAATATTTAATCATTTTGAGTCACGCTCTTCCAATCTTCATCGAATAATTGAAGACCTTTTTCCGTAAGAATATGATTGTACATTTTATTGAAAACATTTGGTGGCAAAGTACATATACTCGCACCATATTCAAAGGCTCTACCAACATCTCTCACGTTACGAATTGACGCACCAAGTATTTCAGTTGATTTCCAATTTTGTTTTTCAAATATATTTGCGATATCTTTTATTAAACATAATCCACCAAAAGAATTATCATCAACTCTTCCCACGAATGGAGATATGTATGTTGCTTTTGCTTTTGCTGCAAGTATTGCCTGTGCAGGAGAAAATATCAATGTAACATTAACTCTAATTATTTGTCTTGCTAATTCTCTACACACAGCTAAACCATCAGGTGTACAGGGAACTTTTATTGTTGCACATCTACCAAACTTATTAGCTAATCTTTTTCCTTCCTCATACATCTCTTTTCTATTTCCAACAACTTCCATACTTATATCTTGTAAACCCATATCAATTAATTCTTGATAAACAGATTCTGGATTTCTACCACTCTTCATTATCAAAGTAGGATTGGTAGTCACGCCATCAATCAAACCAGTATTGAATCCGTCTTGAATAAGTTTTGTGTCTGCAGTATCTAAAAAGATTTTCATGATGTCATTTAAGATTATTGTAATAATCCTTTTTCATATATCGTCCAAGGATGTTAGAATTATAATACAAAGGCGTGCCGTCGGCAAGCGATTCCATTAACACATTATTTAGAAACAATTGTCTTGTCTCTTCATAGTTAACTTTACCTAATGTTTTATGCAAGCTTATGATTTCTCTTCTAAAAGATTCTTTTCCAATATCTCTAATATCTCGTTTAAGATCATCAGAACTTCCGTAGTACTTTTTCCAGTCAGATTCTGAGGTAACTCTTCGTTTTCCTCCTTTTGGTTTTCTTTTTTGTGTAAAATATTTTCTTCCGATATATTGTTTTCCAGAACAAAGGTTTGTGATTCTGTAGACAAAACCGTAGTAATCCCCAATATCATTAGAAGTAAAGGGGAGACCATTATAAAGCCAAGGATTTTCATAATCCATATAAGTAAATATTTGGATATCATCTTATCGTTATGTATTTATATCTACTCTTTAATCTTAGGTGGCCTTGCATAAATCCAACCGTTACAAATATATTTTCTTACTTTGGAGGGATAACCTCGATGAACATATGTCCAAGTTGCAGGAAAAAACACCTGTCTTCCTACCACAGGTTGTATTCTTGTTCCATCAGCAAACTCAGTGTACCCATCATCTTTTTCATCAATTGTATTTAAATACCACATGAACGTAAAAATTCTCGTTGAGATTGGCTCAGATTCCATCAACCAGTCATGATGCCAGTGATATGCTCCTTCTGGTTCATATCTTTGTAATTTATAACCAGTATCATTTATCTCTAAAGATGAAGATGGAAAACAGTTACAAACTTGTTCATTTTTATTATTAATGTAATTTCTATATTCTTCTAATCCCACTGATAGTGACTCAAAAAATACACTATCTTCATTCTCCCAATCATCATAATGACTTAACTTTAAATCTTTTGTATCTTTAATATTTTTATCAACTCTTGTGTTGCCAACTGCTCCACCTCCCACAACTCCATCTCTTTTTCTTTCATCACTATCAAATTTTTTAATAACACGATTACAGAATTCATTAGAGAGAGCATCATCTCTAACGTAAATAAAATCTTCTATCGTAGCCTTTGGTCTATCTTCTATATTTCTAACAAAAGTGGCCATAATAAAAATAAAATTAATTATATCATATCATAATTTAATAATAAACGCAAGTGCATAGTATGGAGGAAGATTATTGAACGATTGTCCCATAGATCCACCTTGATTACCAGTAGTAGCTGGTAAACTATGATTGTGATTTCCTAGATTCTTATTACCAGTAGTGCCACTAATACTAACAGAGTGAGTATGACCTCCATTAGAAGTCATCTGGCTGCTGCTATTAGTTGTTTGGAAAGGTGTAGCTCTACTAGGAAATGGTACATCAGCATCTTGATCATCATCTTGTGCAAAAGTTACCGTATGTTTGTGAGCTCCTTGATTATTAGTATTTCCACTACCACTAAAACTATGATTGTGATTTCCTAGATTTGTGTTACCAACACTTCCTCCTAGTTGGTGAGTGTGAGCTGGTAAGTTCGCAGTTCCTAAAGTAATACTTGATGAACCACCTTGATCTGCAAGACTATAAGAATTACCAAGACCAATTATAAATTTGTCTCTTAAATCTGGTCTTCCACCTTGACCATCACATAGAGCCCATCCTGATGGCGCAGTGCTACCTCTAAACATGATAATCATTCCAGTTACAAATAAACTAGAATCATCTAATCGTGCGTCAGGAATCGTCCCTGCATTTAAATTACTAGCATTACGATAATAAGATCCATGTTGTCCATCTAATTGATCTGCATTAATGTTTAATGCGTCAATCTCTGCTTTAGTTTGATCATCTTTAGCTCCAGAATCTATACCATCTAATTTTGAGCCATCAGATGATAAGTCCCTACCATCAACTGTTCCAGTGACTGAAACATTGCCATTTACACTCAGTCCAGTCAATGTTCCAAGAGACGTAATACTTGACGCAGTAATACCACTCGCCAAAGTAGTACCAGTTAAAGTATTTGCAGCTGGAACTGTAACTTCAGCCCAAGTTAGACCACCACTGACACCTGTATTACACTGTAAAAATCTTCCGTTTGTAGGGGAGTTACTAATTTTTAAATTAGCTTCATCTATAACATTATTATCTACAGTCGCACTCAGAGTTACATTACCAGAACCATTGAATGACTGTGCGTTTGCAGTTATCTCTCCACTAATACTAAAGTTTCTTGTTGTTGCTAAAACTGTTGCAGTTGCAGCGTTACCAGATGTGTTTTGATTACCAGCCTGATTTACACCTGGCAGATTTATATTTGCAGATCCGTTGAAACTTACACCACCAATAGTTCTTGTGTTTGCAAGTATAGTTGCACTCGCAGCATTACCTGTTAAATTACCAGTTACATTACCAGTTAAAGGGCCTGAAAACGCAGTTGCAGTTGCAGTTCCAGTTACTGTTACACCAGTACTAGACGTAATTAATTTTTCTGATCCAGCGTAATATAAAGCGGCTCTTGCACTACTACCACTGAATAATTTGAGTATTGGTCGCCAACTAGTATCATAAAATTGAAATGCTCCTGTTGAAGGGCCACCATTTGACTTAAATATTAATGGGCCTGTTCCAGCATCTTGAATGTATGAAGCCCAAGTAGAACCATCAAGAACACTATCCCCATTAGAATCATTTTGACCAGAAAGATCACTAGTATGAGATATACGTAAGTCATTACCATTACCAAATCTTATTTTACTATTGTCACTAAGATCAACTCCCGCTGTTGATATAACATTAGTGCTTGGATTATATGTTAATTGTGGATCAGTCTTTATACTATTATTACCAGAAGAAGAATCAACAAAAGTTAAAAATCTAGATGCATTAGTATTACTATCATCATTGATTGCAACTTGAGATGCAGCACCAGCAGATAAACTCCCTGCATTTACCCATCTAGTGTCAGTACCATCTGATGATAATACCTGTCCACTACTTCCAAAATTATTATCTCCATCTCTTAACTGACCATCTAATCTAACTGTACTTGAAAACCTCGCAACATCACTAAACGTACTTAATCCTGTAACACTTAGATCATCACTAATTCCAATACCGAAAGTAGAGCCATCAGCAATAATACCGTTAATGGTATTTTG